AATACACAGATACAGTTGCAGAGAATGGAGTTGTCTAAGGCTAGATTAAATTATGAATTGGCACGTTTGAAAAATTGTGGAGAGTTAATGATTGCTGGTATATCTTTTAAAACTGATAGTCCTTATGCAGACTTATGTAAAGATGTTGTAGTTAGAGCAAAGAAAGGACAAGTTATACCACATACACATAAATTAAAGTCGGGCGACTAGGTAAAACCTTTATACGTCTATTGCCAGTTTCACTCAACGTCAGATCTACTGATCTGTGACTAAATTAACCGCAAGCCCAGCGGAGGCAAAATTAATTGACTGATTATCGCAGATGTGACTTAAGATGTTACCCGATGAAATTAATTCATTGATAACAAATGGCTCACAGTCGCCATGACATGACCCGAAAATAAGCAATAGATCGATCCGACAGAGCAGAGGCTAGGAGATGTATCAGTTAGTCCGTTAGGATTGGATGTCATTTAAGGACATAGACAACCTCAGTTCAAAGAACCTAACATACCATTCACTTATGCTTGGTATTGGGCCTATTGCTTGTATATCATTTTACCATCATAAATGGGCAAGTCAACGGCCCTTGTTATTCTTGCCCTTATTAAATTTAGCAAGAATCTTTTTAAATATGGTCTTACTTAAACCCTTGATGATAGGTAAAAGTAATGGAGTGGTGGCAGCAATGAGAGAAATAGTAACGACATTAAGAGCAGCACTAGGACTCGGTAATACAGAGTCAATAAACGTGATGTCCTCATACAAAGTTATGCACTCTATTCCATCTTCACCTCTTTTATGTCCTGAGACACGTTCTAATCGTTTTTCGTTACGAAAGTCGCCTACTCTTTGATCTTTTTTACTAGGACAAGGTAAAGTTTCTTCTTCTTTCACCTTTTCTTTAACAGGTGGTGCTACTTTTGTTTCTTGCCTTTTCGCTTCATTCTGAACAGGATTACTTTCTGTATAGATCAACTCATTCATATCAAATCTTATTGGATCGAATGACGGGATCTGACCTTCTGGGCAGGTAGTAAACGTACCATTTTTGTCAGAGATCAGCAAAGAAGGATTGCGTGTTACTTTTAAATCTCTATGAAATAAGTTACAGCCTGGTATCTGACCTTCTAATTTATGTTGTGTAAAATATGGTATCTCAGGTATTTCAATACTTGGCAGTTCTACTTTTGGTACTTTAATCGTAGGCATATTTAGGCATTAAAACCTCTACATCTGAATGACATTTAGGACAAGATAGATTAGTAATCATTGAATACTCTTCTTGCAGATGCGGTAAACAATTTTCACTTATACTTTGATCTCCACCCCAGATTAATTCTGTTTTACAATGCCAACAGTTCATTTGTTAAATGGTATAGAAACACCTGTTGTACTTGGCATCGCTCCATCTAATGCCTTCGGCATCATTCCTGATACCTTGCTCATAACTTTTTCCATCATCATCTTTTCAAACTGTGGGCTGGTTATGTAACGATAACCTGCATAAGCTCCACCTAAAGTTGAAATACTAATAACAAACGATACGATGGATAAAATTGAACTAATCTTAGAAAGCATTTTAAAAAATGATAAGAGGTGTATTTGTAGTTATTTATATGTTAATCATAACTACAGTGTGTGTAAGCACACCCCTATTCATATTTAGTTATATTCTCAGAGTTTTATCTTCAAACCCAACTTCGTGCCGTATGCGTTAGTTGAATCTGTAACGATAGAAAATTCTCCGTAAACGTCAACTCTTTCTGAAGCTGCTACTGAACCACCAACTTTACCAGAGAAGTTTGTGCTTGAATCTGCACCATCAGGGTTAGACAAGAACGCACCACCTTGTAGGTAGTAAGAAGCAGAATCATTGCCACCCTCGTAGCCTAGATGTAAATCAGTTCCTGATCCTATGTAATCTTTACCTAAGAACGCAGCATTGTTTTCTACATTTACATAGAAGCCCGCAAAGGCTGGTGTAGATAGTGCTGATGCAGCAGCTATTGTTAATACTTTTTTGAGCATTTAATTAAAAAAATTAAAGTTATATACTAATGGATTTCAAATGCTTTTCAAGGTTTTGTTACTACGACTTGATCTGGTCTTACACGCTCCACTGCAATAAATACGTCTTTGCTCCATCGTATTAAAACTTGTACCACAGACAGGACACTTTCTAACAAGTATGCCTTCTACTTTTTTATGTTTTCTTTTACCTCTTTTGACTTATCAATTTCCTTCAATAATAATTGATATGCTTGTACACCACCTTCAAGTCTAAGAATATATTGTCTTTGGTTTATTAATTCCTGCTGCCATTCAAGAATCTGTTTTTCTATAATTTCTTTCATAAATTAAACGATAGTAAGGGTTTCTCCCGATCCAACAGTAACAGTAACTCCACTATTTATGGTGATAGGGCCAGCAGCCATAGCATTTTTACCGTTTGTTATTGTGTAATCTGCTGTAACCGCCTGATCGTTTTCATAAAAGACTGCATCACTTCCTCCTCCAGTTGGAACGCTACTACCTCCTCCAATCTCCTTTACTGTTCCGCTATCGTTGACAAATAACTTTTGAGCAGAAGTATCTATAGCAACTTCGCCATTAACAATATCACTTGTAGTAGGTGTGCTTGTACCTCGTTTTAACTTAATAGTATTTGCCATTGGCTTTTATCTCCTATGGCTCAAAAAGTGCCACCCTCGACATCAAAGCCAGAGGTAGATCCATCTTCTAAAAATGTTACAAGGTCAGACAATGCAACCTGTTTCATCGTTCCAGCATCATTACAAACAAAACGATCTCCTGTTGCAAGTGTTGTTGAGGTAGCAGAAGTTCCTCCATCCATTAAATTCAATTCAGAAGTTGTTGCCGTAACTCCATCCATGATATTGAGTTCTGATGTAGTAGCAGTAACCCCATCCATGATATTTAATTCGGAAGTTGTAGCTGTTAGCCCGTCTAATATATTTAGTTCAGAGGTTGTAACTGTAGCTCCATCTAATATCTGTACTTCAGCCTGTGTTAGGTCAGCTAAAGCACTTGCTGTATTAGCACCCATTGTTGCTAATTCTGTAAGCTGTGCATCAGAGGCTTGTTTTGCATCTAACTGGGTCTGAATATTTGATGTAACTCCGTCTGTATGGTTTAGCTCAGTAGTAGTAGCTGTTACACCGTCCATGATGTTTAGTTCTGAGGTACTTGCGGTGACTCCATCTAAAATATTTAACTCCGAAGCAGTAGCGGTCACACCATCTAAAATATTTAGCTCAGATGCAGTTGCGGTAACACCATCAAGAATATTTAATTCTGCTGTAGAAACAGTCGCTCCATCAAGAATCTGTATTTCTGTAGATGTTATTGCAGCTAAGGCAGAAGAAGCACCAGACTGCATACCTGATAAGTTATCTAAATCAGCATCATAGGCTTGAACATTAGAACCGATTGCTAATCCAAGAGAAGCTCTTGCAGTAGATCCACTTTCAAGAACAAAGTTTGAACCATCTCCAACAACAAAATTACCGTCAGAAGGTGTAAGCCCTGCAATGTCAGACAACTGCTGGTCAAAAGCCTGTACATTTGTTCCAATAGCAAGCCCCAATGCTGTTCTTGCAGCAGAGGCACTTGTAGCTCCTGTACCACCGTCACCGACAGCTAAAGTTCCTGTTATAGAACTTGCACCTAAATCAACAGCTATTTCAGTTGATTCAATTACTAATCCACCATTTGACTTAAGATCAACGCTAAATTCACTACCAGATTTTGTAATTCCATCACCACCTGTTACATCTCCACTTCCCGAAAACTGTGTATAAGACAAATTATTTGTACCCACAACTGCACTTCCTTTGTTGGAAGTACAAACAAAACCCTGATCTCCATTAGTTGAACCTTGTTCAATAAAGGTAAACATACCAGCAGCATCTACTCCAGCAGCTAAATCATCAGTCCTTACCCATGAACCAGCTTTGCAAAGATATAATCCATTTTGACTAGCCGTACTTTGATTCTTAACTAAAACTCTCTCGTCAGCAGAAACCGCAACACCATCAATAGTTTGCGTTCCTGAAAGTGTAATATTTGCGGTAGTGGCAACTTTCACGCTGTCCTTTACATCTAATCCCTCACTGGTGCTGTCCACATATCCTTTAGTGGCAAAATGTGCATCAGCAGTTGGTGTTACTCCACTTACAGGGTTAGTTGCACTCGCTAACTGGTCAACTCTATTTGCCTGTACTCCAGTATCAAAATCACTAATTTTTGTATGAGCAATAGAAGGAATATCAGCAGCAACCAAACTTCTAAATGAAGGTGCAGCAGCCGATCCACTTGTAGGGCCAGCTAAGATTGCATTTGCACTTCTTGTATCTGTTTTATTAAAGAAAGCTCCAGCACCACCAACAGTAATGATTGAACTTGCAGAAGGTGGAGTCGATCCATTATCACCAAAACCGTAATATAGTTTCAGATCATTTTCGTTAAAGGCTAATTCTGATGGAGACAAACTTGAAGGAGCACCAGCAGATCCACTGGCTGCTCTTTTCTTAATTCTTATTGTGTTAGACATTGCCTAAAAATTACCTCCATTAACAAGTGTTAGTTTAGTTGTGGTTGCATCTGCCTTAAACTTAGCAGAACTAGAGTCATAGTAAATAACAGATCCATCAACTTTATCAGTTGAATCCAATGTAAAGTCTGCACTAGCTCCCTGTGGACCTTGCGTGGCAACAGTGACAACTCTAGTTTCACCGTTGACAGTAACGGTATT